AAAGAGAACATTACTTAATTCATTGTAAGTATAGTAATTAAAGAGGAATGAAAAATGGATAACTTTGAAAAAGAAAAAATATATGACTTAATCAAAAAAGAATTAAAAAAATATCTAGAAAATGAAGAAAAAATAGCTAGTAAAAAGAATTATGAAGATGTGAATCTTGAATTAGCAGAAAAATTTGTAAAAGAAGCATTAAAGTATGCAAAAGAAAAATCGTTGAATTTAAGCGTATCGGTTGTCGATAAAGGTGGAAATTTAGTACTTTTTAAGAGAACGGATGGAGCGATTATTGCAAGTATAGATGTTTCAATGAAAAAGGCATACACGGCATTACTTTTAAATAGTCCAACCTCGAAAGTAGATTTAGTTGAATTTCCAGGATTGGATAGGATTTTTAAAGAAAAACTTGTCACTTTTGGTGGAGGTTATCCAATAGTGTATGAAGGCAGATTAATAGGAGCGTTGGGAGTTAGTGGAGGGAGTTCGGTAGACGATGATGAAATAGCAAGAAAGACTGTAGAGAGTATTGTTGAAGGACTTAGTTGTTACTAAAAAAATTACTCTTAACGGTAAAACTATAGATAATACAATAAAAAACGGCATTAGAAATTTTAAAAAGAAAATTTTGAAGCACAAGCCGAGTTTGAGAGTGGCAAATGAACTCTCAAAATGAAGAAAGGTTTGGTTATGGATAGAAAAAATATTGAAAATATAGACTATTTTGAGAAGTATTTAGACAGTAAGATACGTACAGAGATTTATAATGCAAAGCTAGCTAATGGTAGTGAAGTAGAAGAAGTATTGGAGGACTTAGACTGATGAGAAAATACGCACAGATTTATAAACAAAAAGTCGTATTCTTAACAGAAACAACTCTTACCCTAGATGAGGTAAGAAGTAACTTCGGTGACGAAGCTATTTGGCTAGACGTAACTGGTTTAGCTGATGTCGGTATTGGTTACATTCAAGGATTAGATGCTGATGGTAAATTTACATTGATTCCACCAACAGTTGATGATATGAATAACGTAACCGAAAAAGAACGTAGAGCTAAGATTATGCTTATTCTTATGACTAATCTTAAAGCTAAGTATAATAAGATCGCTATGGAAAATGGATTCGTATCCATTGATGATGCTTTAATCGCAACTATTATTAACGATGCTATGGAAGCAGATATATCTGTAGCAAGTAAACTTGGAGAAGACTATTACAAACAACGTGCATTAGTACGTAATTACTTCTCCACTGAGCATTACCAATATTACAAAGGAGATTACCAATTCTTCCGTTTAGGTGATATTGATAGAATTCTTGAAGATGCTAAACCAGCTGTAGTTGAAAAAGAAAAACCTGAAGTACATGAACCTGTAGCAGGTACACCATCTCCAGCAGACCCACCAGGATTTGATAATCATAATAATATCGTTGACGATATTCCTGAACTTCCACCATTACCTGAAGAAAGTCATCATACAGTACCTACAGTTCCTACGAATGATGATAATACTGGTGACATTCCTGAACTTCCACCATTACCTGGTGATACTAATGATTCTACAGGTGGAGATGTACCTGAACTTCCACCTTTACCACCTACAGATGGAAGCACAGAAACTGCTCCACATGAAAATGAACCAGGTAGTGCATCTCCAGCTGAACCTCCAGCTCCTCCTAGTGAAGATGAAACTGTTCCAGAATCACCTAAAGAACCTGATGCTGGTACAGTAGTTAAACCTCATGTATCTGGTAATGATGATATTCCACCATTACCACCAACTGATGATGAGTTACCACCAGTACCTAGTGAATCTACAGATACGCATACTAGTGAGCCTACACCTAAGATTCCTACAACAATGCCAGATGGATCTCCTATTCCAGAAAATGCAGTAGTAGACCATGAGACTGGTATCATTACTGTAGAATCTGAAGACTATATTACGGAATATTACCCAGATGGTAGAACGTCTGTATCTGCCAAGGACCATTTATAGGCCTTGGAGAACATCACTATAAGCTCACACCAAAAGGAGGTGGTTTGTAGTGAGAAACCCAAATATGCTTAATCAGGTTTCTACCGTAGACAAATCTATTCTAAAAATGGATTATGTCCCTCAGTATGATTTACAAGACTGGGAATTGAATGATCCTAAGGAATTTGATAAATTTATTAAGCAAATTGAAAAGAATGTACGTAATAGTATTGAATATAGAGAACTCATTCAATACTTACGTCTTTCTTTCAATATGGATACTTGCTCTTTCTATAAAAACGTATCTAATAGAGATAATACAAGTATCAAGATTCATATCCATCATGATCCAATTACGTTATATGACATTTGTATGGTAGTATACCGTAAACAGCAAGCTTCTGGACAAGAGTTTGATGAAGAAACTATTGCTAAAGAAGTTATGTGGATTCATTACAATGGTATGGTTGGTTTAATCCCACTATCAGAGACAGTACATGAACTAGTACACAATAACTACTTATTTATCCCGACAACTCATGTTTACGGGGAATATAAGAAATTTGTAGAGATGTATGAACCATACTTTACAATAGACCAATTGGAAAACTTACATGAGATTGAGAAAGCTACAGCTTCATACGATCATGCTAAGAGTCAAGAGCTATTGAAAACTAAGTATATGTATATCGATGATAGTGGTGCTTATGACTTACCTAAAAAAGAATTCATACTTGAATTATTGAAGAAACGTAAGCAAGAGATAATTAACACTTTAAATCCTAGAACACGTTATTAATTGGATATAGAATTTATATCCAAAGAAAGGATTAAACATGAAAGACTTTGACGTATTACAAGAATTATCTATGCAATATGATTTAGGTCATTTTAATACCTTGCAAGAAGACGAAATTAAAGCAAAAGCTATTACAGTAACTGAAGCCGTGGAATCTTTAGACTCTGCATTGAAATTTGATGCTACTATGATTCCTGTCGTTGAGTATACTCAAGACAATGGCGAAAAGTTAGTTGTAATTGCAGCGAATGATTTGGCTCATTATATGGAATGCGCTAACTGTGCAGATTCTTTAGTAGCAATTGGTGACATCTGTGATAAGAACTTGGTTCCAGATGATGCTACGTTCACTAAAGCCGTTCTTGTTGATGATTCAAAAGTTAAATTCATTAAGGAAGCAACCAAACAAAATACATTCTCTAAAGAAGCAGCTGAACTAGTGGGTTTATTAGAAAACTTACAAAGCAATGGTATTAAGATTGTCACTAAACACAAATAACTATTGATTCTTATAATAACTATCCAGTAAGGCCGTTATTGGTCTTACTGGATATTTTTGTATCACACTAAAGGGGGTGTATAGAAAGTGTTTGATATTTACGACCCAAGAACTTTGAACTTATTTACTGATGCATCTGTCAATAAGAAGAGTCATACTAAGCAGAATAATGATGTAGTAGCAGGGTGTCTACCATTGTTTTACTCTGACCAGATGCAATATCTCGATAGATGTGGGAAATTTTGGATGTTAGAACCAACTTATCAGTATATACGTAAGACAACTAATAACTATGGAGAGTTATATGGTCTTCTTTTAGCCTTTATGTATATAGAGCAAATGACTACAGGAAGACAAGTATGTCCATTCACTACGTTTAATATCTTTAGTGATAGTAAGATTAGTGTATGCGCTCTTCGTGATTGGCTACCAGGCTGGTTAAGAAACATGGATGAGAATGGTATTATGTATAACTCATCTGGTAGTCCTGTGGCAAATCAGAGTCTTTATCATCATATCTTAGCAGTCATATCTAATATACCTGATTGGGTAAATATTAGGATATCTCATATTAATGGGCATATAGATACAAGAAAATTACTACATATTAAGAAAGCCTATAATAACTTTTTGAATTCTAATAGCTATAATCAAGAATTTGTATCATTTAAAGAGTACTTTGAATTGGCTGATGATTTACATAAAGCCAATAATTATATTGATAATTACACTAGACAAATGCTATACAATAGCAATAGTACTGGCGTATATGGTAGACGTATAGAAGCAAATATGCCTATTATAACTGAAAGATATCCATACCCAGATTTCAGAAGAATATCAAAGATATTTAGTTTTAAGTACAGTAATCTTTGAGAAACACTATCATAAGCACTTATACTTAGTTCATTTACTAAAATACATATAACTGAGGAGAAAGAAATATGGCTAAAGCAAAAGTAAAAGAAGATACTAATAAAAAGAAACCAGTAAGTGGTGACCGTTTTACAGTTGCCGAAGTACGTGAACAGTTATTAGCTACGATGATTAAAAATAATCAAGACATTATGCAATGTGTAGCCAATTCTGAGCAACTACTAGAAGAGCTAAATGACATTAAAACTAAAATGGCTATTCTAGAAGAAAATCAAAAAGATAGTACTACTTTGATTGAAAAGCAAGCTTCTAAATTAGATGAATTTGCTGAATTCGATGGAGAGATCTCAACCAAAGTTGATACTATGGCAGCTACATTAGTTGATCATATTGATAAATATGATAGCAATGTAAAAGCTGAATTAGAAGATAAGGCTAAACAGCTTAAAGATATCTTGAATGTAGCAGAACCTCTTGAAATGGAAGCTATTAAACCAGTGTCTGTAAACTTAAAAATTGTATACGTCTTAATCGTTATTATGATCATTATGGATGCATTAATCTTATACCGCATCTAAAAACAAAAGTCCCATATAGGTCAATGACCTATATGGGTAACTTTTTACTTTAGATATCACATATAAGAAACAATCTTTTCTTATAGGAGGTAATGAGAGATGAAAGAATTAAACATCGAATTTATTCTAATGAATGACTACAGTGGTAAGGGTTCTACTACTGAAGAAGCTATTGAAGATTACAAAAAAGGTAAGACAGAATTTCTTGCTTATCATACTGAAGATGGTAAGACTAATTTAGTTATAGCTAATCAATTACAGTACTTATTTGTAACTGATCTTACTATCGAAGAAGTTAATAAGCAATTCTCTACGTTATTAAAACTATCCATCAATACTGTATTTGATGAAGTAGTTGAAATCACTTCACCATACTTTGAAGTGACTAATGATAAGCTAGTAGCGTATGTATATGTAAATGGTAGATTTAGAATATTGATTCTTGATGCCGCTAATGTAACTAATATCGTAATGGAACCATATGCTGAAAATGCTAATCCTATGGAACTAACAAATCCAAACTTTATTAAGAAAACTATGGCTGATTTAATGGCTAGCACAGACAAAGCTCAAACCCATGAAGACTTAGTACAAGGTGTTATGGCTAGAGTTAGATACGGATATAATGGAATCGTACTATTCGGAGACATGTTCTTCAATAATAGATATCAGCTAGATAGCAAAGAGCTAGTTGACCTATTCAAGAAAGCTCTTATGGATATAGTTAATCCACCAGAAGAAGAACCTATCCAGACTAACAATGATCCAGTAGAAGAGCCTACTGAAGAAAATCATGTACATTGTAGATGGTCCTATGAGGAGCCAGAAAGTGAAACAATTAACGCAGAAGATTTAGATAATTCCGAAGACTAATACATTTAATAGCACACTGGGCACTTATGGCTCAGTGTGCTTAATAACCCCCTCAGAAATGATAAATGAACTTAATTTATAGATGTATATTATAGCTATGATATTGAACAGCTATTCTTTTGGCTGATGTTTTATTTCCGTCAAGAAAGGAGAAAGTCTATGGATAAGTTCAGTATTGATAGTTATTATATACCCCATGGACAGATGGGAGTACAAACTATCACAAGAGAAGAGTATGAAGCCTCACCTAGCATGGGTGAACAGTTCATATCCATTTCAAAAGTAGAGGGGAACCCTCATGTGTTTAAAGAAACAAAAGGAGAAAGAAAAATGTATTTCGATGCGTTGCGGACACGCAACAGACAACAACAGGCACAACCTATGCCTGTTCAACAACAAGTACCTACACCAAATGTAGATACTACAACAAGCTTCCAATGTGAAGTAATCACCAATAAGATTGAAGCTCTCAAAGCGAAGAATAGAGAGCTAATGAAACATGGAGAGAAATATATACAAACAATCTTTGACAATGCAGACAAGATTGAAGATCTTAAGAAGGAACTTGCTGCACTCAAAGGTGAAGTATACAAATCAACTTCAATGTTCATCTCATTGGCAGGTGAGGCAAAAGAAGAAGAGGTGGTTATCGAACCACCTAAACCTGTGGAACAACCACAACAACAACAGGTACAAGCTAATATTGCTAATCCAAGCAATTTTACACCTGAAGAGCTAGCATTCATTAATGAGAATGCAGAAGCTTTCAATCAGTTGACTAATCAAATGCTTCAAATGCAAGCTCAAGGTCAACATGTTCCATCTCTAGGAGAGATGATGAATGGTGGTAACCAAGTACAACACCAACACAGTCAAAACTGTGGGTGTGGACATGATCACCACCAACCTATACAGCAACCTATGCCACAACAACAAGCACCTCAATCTCAAGGAAGAATGTCTTGGGCTGATATGGCACAAATGGTAAATCAAGATATAGCAGATAAACAAATGCAATATCAACAACCCGTACAGCAACAACAATGGCAACAACCACAGCCTGTAATGCAACAAGCTCAAACAGTTCCAGCAGGCGTATGGTATGGTATGCAACAACAAGTGCAACAGCCACAATGGCAACAGCCTGTGCAACAAATGCAAATAACTCAACCTCAAATGCAATACCAACAACCAATGCCACAACAACAAGCACCTCAACAACAAGGAAGAATGTCTTGGGGTGATATGGCACAAATGGTGAATCAAAGTATAGCAGATAAGCAAATGCAAGATAGAGGCGTTGACCCTAATGTGCATTTTGACTTCCAAGATGCTGTACCATTGTATAAAATTTATGAAGCCCAAGCACAACGTGATGCTATGATGGCTCAACAAATGCAAATGCAATACCCACAACCTCAGCCACAAGTAGCGATGTCTCAAAATATGGCTATGGGTAATGCACCTAAATTTGATTTTGAAACAGCGGTTCCATTGGACTATGGGTTTAATAATCAACCACCGATGAGTGGTATGAATACATTTATCCCACCAACTGCTAGCAGAATGCAACCAGATGTGAGTGGTTGGCATAGACCACTAGACAATTACAGTAAAAAACAAAAACGTACATTAGCTGAAATTGCTGCAAACCGTGGTGTAACCGAAGAGTCTTTAAAGACTCCAACACAAATGACTTGGCAAGAAGCAGCTCAAGCTGAAGCTATTGCTGCTACACCAATAGTTCTTAATAGACTTCAACAGATAGCACATGAGAAAGGATACAAGGATATTCAGACTCTAATTACTGCTGGTGAAGTTGACTTTGATGCTATACTTGAACAAGTAGCACAAGAAATGACTGACAAGGTATATAGCGAATTACAATCTACACCTAAAGATGACAGTCTACATTTAGCAGATATGCTCCCTGATGTATATGATGCTAAGAAATGGTTAGGATTTGCTAACCGTCCAGAAGAAATTGAAAATGATATCCATATCAGAAATATGTATATCAATCGTCTTAATGATATGGTTTGTGGTATTCCTCATAATGTACCATGGAAACCAGAAAACACATATGACGATGTATTATCATTTCTAAATGCTTATCCAGATCGTGCTGATTTGGAACAAGAATTCGTATTAGAACTATACGAAGACTTGTTATTATCCCGTGGCCAAGACCCTACTGAGGGTGTATTCCCACAACTCCCTAAAGGACAACGTATCATTAGTAGCCCGCACCGTACATATTTCCATGGTGCTGGCTTACCTAATATTACATCTAATACTACATCTGCTGCTCAACAGCAACTAGGTATGCAATATCAAGGACAGATGATAGATGCACAAATGTTGGCATATGAAGACCAACGTCGTAACTGGGAGATGATGACTACAGTTGGTAATCATCCATTAGCAGGTTATCCTGTAAACCCTAACTGGCAAGTCATGGTAACACCTAAAGACTCCAGTTGTCTTAATATCTTAGTGGACAAATTCTATGTTCCTGTATATGATGTAGGATATATGGAAGCTCCACCTAATGATAAAGCTATTGCTGATATGCTTAATAATCCTAATCTTACTCCAGAGCAACGTGACTCTAAAGTTAAAGAAATCAATGATTATAAGGCAAGATACAATGAATGGCTTAAACGTTATAACTGGGAGCAAAATAAACAAGCTTTATTTGATAAGCTACAGCTATTAGTAGATAAACGTGGCATCTACGTTAAGCAAGTAAACAGTGCAAGATATGACCAAGATACTTATAACCTATTAATGGATAGTATCGGATCTTGTGACCGTGGTATTGCTAAGATGCAAGCAGAACTGCCAACACCAAGACCAGAAGACCCTGCTTGGTGTGATGAGCAAAATCTATTATATGCCAATTACTTGATTGAGCAATACAATCAACGTCGTGAAGAATTTGAACGTCGTGCATTGCGTAGATCTTGGCAAGCTCGTGGTAATAGATTGGGATGGACATTCCCAATGGATGAAGTTAAAGCACAAGTGCAACAAAACGACATGCTTAAGCATTTTATTCCTAATACTAATGTATTAACTCCAGCAGAAGCATATCTCTTCAACAAGGAATCTGCACGATTCGCTAAAGAAGAGTACGAATCTAAACATGAGAACGCTCGTAAGTTCCATGAAGATAAAATGGCTTGGTGGAAAAGTATGTGGGTGGCATCCTATATGGTAACAAACCAAGTTAATAATGAAGAAGCTTCTAAAGTATATGATGAAGAAGATCCATATGGTTTGATTCATCAATACATCTATGACCCAAGACTCCAAACAGAATCTTCAAGAAAGCTTCGTAAAATGGAAGATTGGGAATATCCTGATTGGGATATGTTAACACAAAAACGTCGTATTGATTTCGATGAAAAAGAATTACGACTTTATAACTGGCGTATGAAGAACCAACGTTTCCGTGATGCGGTTATTCCTGTACGTCCAGCTCCTGAATGGTCTGTATTCCAGGGAAGAAATGGTCAACCTATTATGATTCCTACAAACTTCTATCCATGGGCTACAGCATTCAGTAACTATAAAGCTACAGGTGATAAAGAAGTCGACAATAAGAACTTCGAAGCATGTATAGCTAGAGCAGAAATGCTAGAAAAAGCTCACCGTAGACCAACTGACTTATCTGAAGAAGCTGGGTATTATAAACGTGCCCCATTCCAAGAAGCATTAAGCAGTTATAAACACAAGACTCGTATTGGTCAAGTATCTGACTTACTTGAAGAATATGAAGATGATGAGCAATTCAAAGATATGATGAATAATTATATCTACTTAGAAGAAACTGGCAAGCTAGCTGGATATGATTATAATAAAGATAGAGTCAACTTTGAGAACTCTATTCTAGAACAATTCCTAGCTGTTGGTCAAAACTTACCTAAAGGGTCTTGTCTAAAAGATCCTGAATTTGATACTTACAATGGTAAATCTATGGAATCTATTGCTAAGCATCAAGTCGAATTAAATATGCAAGCTAACGATGCAATCAAAGCATATCTATCTCCAGAATTAGGAGGCACATATGATAGTAGCAAGCACATTAGCTGATGATGTAAGACTCAATCTGACAAATAGTAATGTAGACGTAAGAAAAATTCATCTAAATGCTATGTATAGGTCATTAGCTTATACAGTACCATTAGAGAGAGCTTTCGATGATCTACAAGGGCCTATGGTTGAGGACTTATTCGATGCAGAAACTATTAAGTCGATTAAAATGACAGTGACTAATCCTAAGATCAAGTTCTTTAAAGATAAGTTTAGAATCTTAGCAGGAATACTAAACCCACTCGGTTATATACTAGCTCATGCTGGTACTAACCGTGTAGTATTCCAACCACAGTTTGATGATTCTTTCGTAGTTAAGATTGGTTTAGATATTGCTGGACGAACTAATAATCCGAATGAGATTGTTAACCAGAAATATCTTAAACCATTCGTATGTAAGTGCTTTGATACCACGGATGATGGTGTTATAGGTACTTTCGAACGTGTAGTTCCTATAGAGAATTTATACCAACTATGGTCTGTACGTGAAGATATCTTTGATATTATGCGTGCAATAACTAAAAGATTTATAATCGACGATTTCGGTACTGAGGCCTTTAAGAACTGGGGAGTTCGTAAAGGCTTTGGTCCAGTACTACTAGACTATGCTGATATGTATATTCTAGATAAAGATACGGCATATTGCCGTAAACCTATAGACTGGCATAGCACTGCAGTGTGTGGTGGTGAGCTAGGCTACACTCCTGGATATAATAAGATTATGTGTAAGAAGTGTGGTGGTATAGGTAAAGCTAAACAATACAAAGGAAAAGAAAAATTATCTGTTTATGTTCCAAGCAGGGGGATTGACATGGGAATCAAATGTACTATTAAAGTTGGTGGTAAAACTGTATTCAGTACTGAAGAAGGGTTTACTAACCAAATTAACGAAAGTAAAGAAGAATTCGTAGCTCCACATGAAGTAGTTCTTAATGATTATCGTCAAGCTATTGATGATATGAAAACCGAGACTGAAAAGGTAAGAGAGCATAATGACGAATATCTAAAAGCTCTTCTTAAACAAGAAGAAGAACGTAAAGCACTTAAAGCTGAAGAAGAAAAGAAAAAGAATGATGCTAAGGTACGCATCATTGTTACAGCTAATGGTGTAAAAGTGATTCGACCAGAAGATAAGAAAGAAGAGCCAGTTATTGAGAAACCAATCAAATTGATTACTCATGATGGTAAACCAGTGAACGTAGTTGATACTACAAATGGTAAAATCTATGACTTTACTGAGCCTGTAGAAACTAAACAGGAAGAAAACACTAAAGTAGAGTCTAAAGAGATTGAAAACAAGGAGACTGAAGAAGATATGAATGCTAAAATGCTAATGAATATGCCAGACATCAAATACTTCAAACAAGTATTACAAGATCGTATTAACGATTTCATGAGCGAAATTGAAACTTATGAAGATAATGAGCTTAAAGATTTAGTTAAGAAGTTAAATGAAGTCAAAGGTAAGAGTGAGCTAAACAAACCAATGTTGCTTACAGAAATCTTACCAGACTTTTTATGCATTGATCTTGAAAAAGATGGATTCAAAGAATTAGATGGTCCAGTAATGTATACTGTACGTGTAAACTCTTTGAAACTATATGACACAATCAAAGAAGATATTGAACGTTTAATCAAAGACATTGAAGATGTACGTATTGAACGTGAAGCAGAAGCTCAAGAGTCTCGTGTAGTTAATAATAAAGCTGGTAAACACAAAAAAGTAAAATATAGTAATAAGAAGTTTGATGCAAACTTCTAGTTAGGAGGTTTCAATGAATTATGCACCACAAGCTCCAAGTCCATTTATTATAACCAACTCTACTATTATGGTAGATAACTTATTAGCTAGTGGACGCCCTTCAAGGGTTATTGCAATTACAGATGAACCTATGGATGGTGGTGGGATATTAACTATCCCAGCCTATCTTCCACCGTTTGAATTGGTAGCAGAATACTTAGATGCACAAGAACGTTACAATGGTAATGTAGCAGACCAAGTATTTAGAGACCAATATATGGCATACTTGCAATCTAATAATACTGTCGTTTTGAACAGTGCATTGCTTGTAGCCACAGGTTTACTTACAGGTAAACAAATATTACTATATTTCCCTAAAGATGAATGGGATAGTTTTAATCTAATCCCTGAAGTCTTAATGGCATTCTTCCAAGAGAAGCTCCAAAGCAAAGTTCCGATTGAGAATATGAATTTGGGTTATTCTGATGATGCTTATGCTATTTATCCTGATATGGGTGCTGGTTTTGATGCATTGATTTGGTTACAGCAAAGCAATAATATTTCCTATGATAACTTTATTGCTTTATTTAGTAGAGCCCAAGCATCTCAAGCATTCATTCAAAATGTCTTGTACAGCCAACAACCAATGCTTATGGCTAGATATGGTGATAGACTATCTTTCGAAGATGCTAATCGTATTGCTAAAGATACATATGAAGCATCTTTACGTGGTACAAGACCATCTATGTTTGTAAGGAGCTAAGATTATGAAACTAATCTTTACAGACACAATTACGTCTAGACTATATGAAGATCTATTTAAGCTAAAAGAAGATATCCATATAACTAGACTAGAGTCTCTTGAAGGTGTAGCTGAGATTATATATGCATTACGTAATTATGATCCAGCTACAAAAGACTATGATTTCATGTTTGGTGATAGTGTAATGAATCAATCTCAAAAAGCTTTTAAAGAGTTATTTGAAATTGCTACATGTGTCATTAATAATAACACAGCTATCATAGTAGTTGATATGTATAACGATTGGTTATACAATATTGCTGAAGTAATAGGAGACTTCTTTAAAGAAGAATGGGGTATTGAACCAATCTATATCCGAGATGTAACAGACCAAAAACTGTTACAAGAATATGACTATTTTGAGTCAGCAGAAAACTTAGACTTTTCTAGCATCAATCAATCGTCTGGTCTATACGCTCAAATATTACAGCAAATAGCAGAGCATAAACCTCTAAGAGGTATGTCATCTACATATGGTGTACAAGTAAGGAGTATGTTTACTAATGAGCTTGTATGATGAGGTATTAGCCAGACGAGACTACGTATCAGATATAAGAATGGTAATCGATAGTAATATCGTGGAGTACGATATTGAGAAAGCCAATCTTAATATTCTATACAAGTATGGAAAGATTGATGATGAGACATATGATATTGTTTATCATATGGATAGATACAATAGACAATACTTTATGGGGAATTTCATACGAGACAACCATCTCAGTTCTACCTTAGCTGAGGGGATTAAGAAGGCCAAGTTAGCCTTTCTCGAGAAAAATGAAGTTCCCTTAGTATCCCTACTGGAGATACGTAATGATGCGTTATTTATCATAAATCCTAGTATATTATACCCAGAACTTGATGGTATAACCTTCAAGGCAAAGTCTATATACTATGATTATCTAGAGCTAAATAATATGAGTATCTTCTTTACTAGAGATATGCTTATGACATATTTCGAAGTTAAGGGTATGCCTAATAGGGTTGTGGATTTACACATCCCATATCTATTGAAGTCTTTTGATAATATAATCAATATCTATAAGAGAGATAAGCGTAATGCTATAAAACAGCTCCATGGATTATACAATGATTATATTGAACGTAAATTGGATATAGGATATTATAGACCATTCAATATATTCTCTCAGTATGAGTTTAGAACTAGCTGTAGTCAATTTAATCTAAACTATGTACCTGAGCAATATAAGAGTGCAATTGATATTTCATTCAATGAAAGAATCTTAAGAGAGTTTCATTCATTACTTCTTCAAGATACATTATGAGGCAAAAGATATCCCCATATAGGCAATGCCTATATGGGGTATATTATTTTTTATAGTAAAAGTTAATATTTACGATTGTATACTATAATTGTGTATGGTAGATATAGCTAGTCATAATAGCTATATCTAAATATAACCATACACCTGTAGACATAAGTCTACTTGCCGAAAGGAGGTGACTCCTATGGCATATTCGGGATGCGTAGCAAACTACGCTAACCATTTAGCTTCTCGATCTTCTAACTTAGATTGGAAGATTAGAGTGGCTATGAGCCTAGTAGCTGATCGGTATGCTGACATCAATAATGTCACTCACCATGAAGCCATAATGGCTTACCGATTCCTTAAATCACAAGGAATCAAAATGACTATAACTGAAAATCACTTATAGTCATTAATATACATGGGTAGATGTTCGCTCATCTACCCATGTATTATTTTTTGTAATAATAACACGGTTGCAGGGAGAGTAGTCTGCAACCGTGTCACTATAAGGAGAGTAATTAGTTGACTACGTAATATCAACTAACCATGAAAGAATTTATAGGATGATTATCCTATGAGTGAATGTAATAGAAGAAGTGGATGGGTTCCGTCTTCTATTACAATTTTTGTTATATTAGTTATTAATAATAAATTTGATAAGTGATATCGATACCTTTGTTGAGTTCGATTAACTGTTCATTAGGGAAGTTCAATTTAGTCAAAGGACGGATATCTTGGTAATGCATTACACCATCGATTTCTTTACGCCAAGCATAGCATAAGGAGATAGTGTTAATACGTGCTTCATTAAGACCTACAGTATTAACGAAGAATTCACGGCATTCATCTTCAGTAATTTTAAGATGAATTTCTACTACAGTTTCTACATCTAAGTTTTTATTAGTATTGTAGATCTTAGCATCAATAGGAGTACCATCTTCGAAACGACGAATCAATACAGGTTCAGTTTCGAATGTTTTAAAGTAATAAGCAACACGGTTACCAATTACTTTACGACCATGGTAAGTCATTTTCTTAGCATCACTGATATCTTCAGTTACTAATGGGTAACGGAAAGGAACCAATGCTTCAGGAGTAATCCATTTAGCATAGTTAACTTCACGTACTTGAGAGTTTTCACGACCACAACCATCAGTGCCAACACAGAATAGCATAACTTTTTCTGCTTCTGCTGGAACTTCGAATACACTGTTTTCTAATCCTAGTTCAGTATTATAAGAAGGAGTGATTTCAGTAGTTGGTGCAAATCCGAAATGTGCTCGAGCTGTGAATTCAGCACCAGGTAAAACAATTTTATTTTTGCCACGGAATAATACTTTATCAGTACCCAAGGCTCTAATTACAATATCAGTATCACGGTATGCATGAGAACGAATAGATGCTTTCTCTTCAGTACCGTTAAACTCGTTAAAAATGAGTTCTTTAGTATTGGACATGTCGACCTCCATAAATATATTTATCGTTATTTAAGCTTAAACTTTATAACTATGTTAAACTAGGCTTTATAGAACGGGTTAAGCCACATATGGTCATGAGCCCTTGCTGTATCTTTAACTTTGAAGTGTACATTGCTACCCATAGTGTCATAAATGAATAAAGAGTTGATGTGATCATCAAGCATCAATTTAATATCTAGGTTAAGTTTATCATGTACACCATCTAAACCATCAATCTCATCTATTAATGGTTTCAATACAATGTATTTAATAATATCCTTAGGGAGAATATCATACATATCAGCAAGAATAAGAGTTTTATACCACCAGTTACGTAAGTACATCTTATCACAGAAATGTACAGCATCTTTAGCTAAAGACTTGATATGTGTATTTACTATACCATCAACTATATCAATACTGTCATCGTCTTTAATCTTACAGATATACCAGATATCATCTATAGCTCTAATGGTTTCAAATAATCTACTATCAAATTTATAGATGGTATTAATACCCATGACCTCTATCTTATAAGATTTAAAGAAGTTGATGACTTTAGCTACGTATTGTTTAATAAAGTCTAAACCAACACCAGGGAATGAGTTAAATAAGTATTGGTACTCATTACTATTAAAGTATCGCTCTACATACTTGGTTATATCAATACAAGTATTGATAATACGTTTTCTTTTTTCTGTAAGATCACCAATATTACGGATACTATCAATAAGACCAGATAAGTCTCTATCTCTATAAGTCAAGAAATTATAGTAAGACTTATTAGGCTCTTTACCCCTATCGGCTTCAAATGGCATCTTGAAGAAGTCATTATTATATTTGATTTGCATTAATGCTTCATATGTCTTCTTATATGCATTATACTCACGATAGTTGTTTGCATCTTTCATATGAGTAAGAAGACTATTACGTAAAGCCAAGTTATTATTAAAGATTTTCAATAACTGTTTAGCCGAAGTCAATGGAGTCTTATAAGATTCAAACTTATCAGCACCAGTATAATCTAAGTCTTTATAATATCTAGGACCACGAAGCATCTTTTGCAATACGCCTAGGTCTGCATCAAAGTTAAAGCCCATAATATACATAATCTTTTCAGGATCTTGCATGATATCATCTTCAAGATTATAGTATTCATACATTAGAGAGAATAGAGTACACATAATATCACTAAGTCTAAACATTTTAAACTCACGAATAGATGGTACTTGTAGCATAAGTCTATCTTCTAGTTTGACTTTATCAAATAATAGATTGAAGAAGTAAGGCATATCAAATGCAATCTTAGTCATAGACATTACAGAATCGATAGTAATGTACTTTGTACGTACATAGTTAAACTCTTTATCAAGAATCTCTCTATATACATCTTCTTTATCCATTTCACCAGTCCATAACCCATCACCCTCAGTCATTTTATCGTAAGGGATATGGTTATTTTTATCTTTGATATATTTATCACCAGATTCAGTTAATGGGATCTTAACGAATTTTAAATCATAGTTCTTTTCGTTATCTTCAACTAGTTTCTTATTAATCTTAGCATTGATATAGTTAAAGATAAACTTGATTTTAGAACCATGTTTAGCTGTCTTAGCTTTATCAGTTAAGAAGATTTTACCATTAATGATTTCATAGTCATTCTTAACTAGTACATACCCATCATCCATAACCATCATCATACGATTATTATTAGGAGATTCCAAATATCCATCAAATGGAAATGGAATAGTAATACCTGTAGCATCATCTGCTATATCAGCCATTACCATCTCAGATTTGATATACTTATTGTACTTCCTGAATATAGTATTATAGACGAAAGTGATATTGAATCCTCTAGTAGCATCAATAACTGTACCATCAGTAAATTCAAAGATATCACCACTAATTCTATAACGTTCTGGAGATACTAATGTACTACCAATAGTTACAAATAATCCATTATGTGATTTCATATAGTTAAAGAATGGGAATATAATTTGGAATTTATTAGTACCCTCGATAGGAGTGGTTATGAATTGGTCTTCTATATTGATAGAAAACTCATTCTCTGGGTAATCATAGTAGTAGCATACGACATTATCAGCTATATTCAATAAGAACTTAGTATCAGTAATCTCTATACCAGTATTAGTATATCTAAATCTAGATTCTTCTAGACGTCTACCATTAACTAGTAGAATAATCTTATTCTTCTTAGGTATATATCCATCATATGGATACTCAAGAGCTAATACACTTTGTTTATTATTATCAACAGCAACTGTTTTAACTTTCTTATTAGTTACAGTTTGGTCTTCTGGATACGTATATATTACTTCTATAGTAATACCCTTACGCATTAATAAGTTTTGTTTATTAATATGGAGAGTATTCTTAAGAATAGTATACTCAGTAAATGCTAATGGGTCTCCATTTACATATACTTCGATGACATTGTTATTGTTTATATATCCAGCAAATGGGAAATTTAGTTCATACTTAGTTTCACCAGGTGTAGTTACAGTAATAGTTTGAGTTTCTGTATGTAATGCTACTGGTCTAGTATTAGAATATATAAAGTTAGTATTGATTACACGGTCTTTAATAAACTTATCATCATTATCTATATTAGTGATATTAAGTTTACCATCAGATGTCAATGTAGAGAAGTATCTATCTTTTTGAAGATATACTGATGCAGTATCAGCAAAGTATACACCATGGTCTACATAGTCAATATCTTCTGGGACTTCGGTAATGATAGTATTAGATGTATCTTTGGCTTTAGTTTGAATAGTTTTAAACTTAAACTTATATTTATCAGAGTAGATAAATACGGCTATAAGTTCTCTATTAGCATTAGTATCACTAATATTCCAATCTATATCATCAGTAAAGATAATCTTAGTAAAATCATCATTGAATCTATACCGTGTTGGGTCTATAAATGTAGAACCAACAGACAATCTTAAACCAAAACCCTTTTCAAAGTAAGTATCTTTATCTACAGGGAACTCTATAGGAACTTCACGTGTGTTATTATCCACTATTGTGATAAACTTAGTCTCAGTTTTAATAGTATAGTCATTAATATTAGCTGGAATATCTGGAGTCTTATTACTCAAGAAGTCAAACTTAAGTGTAGTCTTACCATCAAGATAATGCTCATTTTCAAATACTATCTTATGATCAATCACATTATATTCAGATGGTGGTATTAGTAAGTCATCAGCATACAGATGTATATAATTACCCTTGTCCAAGAACTCTGTATCGTTATTAGGATATGGTATAGGGATATTATTATGGTCAGTTATAGGCATAGTGCTTGTAGCAGTATCCATAACCTCTTCGGTATCTAAGTAAGTTTTGTATTTATAGTTAAATACATAGTCACCAGTATCAGGATCAGACTTTCTATCTTTAAGAAGATAATATTTAAAGATTCTAATATCATCAAACCCAAATAACGAGCATATATCAACCATACAAGTTGGTGTAGATTTGAATTTCAATAGCTTATTAAGATTCTTAACCATAGCTATTTGATATTTCAAAGGAATCTCATCATAGTATGGTACATCATGCCATTCAAAGATATAACGAATACATCTCTCATCTAATACATCTAATTTGATAATATGCTCTCCAGTTTCAGAGATAAGATCAATCATAGTTTGTAATAGAATAAAGATGGTGATAAAGTTAGTATAGTAATCACTATCAAATCTATAGGCTTCTGCATATACAGTTGCCATAGTATAAGCACGGTTTACTATATAACGATTCTTAAATTTATCAGATAAAACTTGCTGGTCTATACGTGGTAAGTATAATAACTCAAAGTTATCAGCTTTACGTGCAGCATATGCAGTAATACCAGATGCTATATAGTTTAGATAAGCATATGCTGGACCAATATACCTAGAACGTAGTTCATCCATTATACCATGATCTTCTAGTATATTTAATTCAAACTCAGACATTTCATGCATAGGCTTACTAAAGTCTACACCAATATTATCTTTACGTAAATCTGCATCTACATATAAGAATGGCATACCTAATGGTGGTTTACCCATAATCATACGATAGTATTCATTATACTCTACATAGTGATTTACAAAGTATTCAGATGCAAACTTACGACAAGTTTCACGTTTATTTAATGGTATGAGTCGTGGATCTTTCTTAATACCCATCCAATATTCTCTACCTATTTCACAGCGAGATAAGATAAGATCATTATACTCATAGGCATCATATGGTGCTTTACCTTCGATGGATTGAATATATAGGTCAGCATAATACATAGATGCTTCAGATTCTTTAGAATCAGCTAAGTCTTTATCTTTTACCACTGCACCTAATGCTAAGATTTTACTATAGTATACAGTATTATCTACAAAAGGCTCAGGTGAGATTGCTTTAATAATATGAGAAAGTCTCATTCTTTGTAGTTCCTCCCTTCGGAATGGAATTATTCGATTACTACTATGTACTGACCGTAATAGCCTATTTAGCCCAACATCAAGTTAATCGTACCTATTTGAATAACAACAGGAGTGTTTAGAATATGAGTCAACCATTTCCGGACTTAAGCATTATTACAAGTCCAAATAATCCAGTTATAAAATCTCCTTTTGTACCATACCAATTGGAGTTCTATCAAACTAAATATTCCCTAATGGATATTGATAGATATACAAGTTTTGTAAAGAATGCTGTATCTAGATTTAGAGCATCTAGAGCTTATAAGAATTATAAGTTCTTCTTAATGAATCTAGGTATGGATAGATGCCAAATCAATAATAATATCACTATGGATATGGCTACTATTGAGATGCATCATAATATGCTAACTATCTTTGATATTGCTTTTATCATTACAGAGCATATCATTAATACTACAGGGTATATTACTTCATTTGACTTAGTACAGCATTTACGTAAAGTGCACCATGAGCATAAGGTAATGCTTGTAATGTTAAATTTAACAGCTCACCAACTATATCATAATACAAACAATTTCTTCATCCATCCAGATATGTGTTTTGGTAACTGGGGAGCTTTCCTAGAAGAGTATAAATATGGTATCACTATTGAGATTGCCAATAAGGTTATACGCTACTTAGATGAGGCTATTAAAGTCGGTTCCACACAAGATAATGGATTGATGGAAGTTCGTGATCATTTAGTGAATTGGAGTCGATACAATGAGTACAACCTTGGAAATCAGTCTTACGGTAATACTAACTATTAGTATTATAGCTTTCTTCTTTACAGTTAGTGTAATCATTAACCGTGTTACATATTTCTATGAACAGCAAATGGCTTTCAAACGTTCTCGAATTAAGATCGATGTACGTGAAGTCGATAATATGATTGATAATATGATTCAAGAAGGCATCAATGAATTCTTAGTCATTAATAACTTAGCATTCAATGATGATAACTATATTAGAGAAGATATAGAAAAGCAAATGCGTAAATACGTATCTGACTATATCATAGCTAGAACTACTCCAGTATTCTTGGAGAAAGCTCACTATGTATATAGAAAAGAGTCTTTTACTAATATAGTAGCTAATAAGATAATCATTGGTGTAACCTTATATGTAGCAAAAAACAAAAGCCCATTATTAATTGGTCTTGGAGAAGGAAATAAAAACTACGTTGGTAGTGATGCTCTTGCTATGATTAAGTACACTAACAACTTCTTAGAAATCAACGATGGTGAAATCGTAATCGTTAAAA